AACAAATATTCAAGTAAGAATGGCATCTGACACTATCACTTCAATTGATCACATTCATAGGCAGGCCAAAGCTATGCTTACTCTCAAGTCTTCCCTGTTCAACGAAGGGGTTGACACACAAGTTCCATTCCCAGACTGGCTCAAGCCTACCCTTGAGAAATACTCAGCAATCGAAGACCTCCGGTTTGCTGGAAAAGTGCCAAAGGAGATTCCAAACAACATGACTGCGTCGCACTCCCTGTTCCGCCTAATAAGGTATGCTCCAGACTACAAGGCAAGACCACCAAATGACCTCATTAAGTTCCTCTCAGCAAGCATGACTATGGCTGTAGATAGGTCTGCTACACAGCCAGAGGCGACTGATGTAGGTGGTGAGGTGGCTAAGGCGATTGCTTCATCATACAAATATCTTGCACTGGCTGATGCAGCTCGTGATTTTGGTAGGGAATGCCAGGGGACTCTCTCAACTCTTCGCAAAGCATCAAAGTCCTACAGGGATATTGTGAAAGTGTCAGGGTTAGAAAGTCTAATGAAGGAGTTCAAAGATGAAATCACAGAATCAGGGAAGAGCCATAAGTTCCTTGGGTATGATGGATACATGATTGAAGACCTCTATGTCTTCCACAAGAAAGGAGAGAGTTTCATCATCTCAACTGTGCATCTGCAGCGGTTTATACTCAGCATGAATGCATTCTTCAATGTACAAATGGGTATCTTTCTAGATATGGGTTTTGAAGAGTCTGAGAAGATAACCTCCAAAATGATTGAGCTTTCATGCAAGATTGCGGAAGAGGACTCTGATTCAGTGCCAATGGTGTGGAAAGGTGTGAGGCAATACCTCATTGCGTCTCTGGATCAATCCCATATTGCATTCGAAAAGCCCGAGGATGAGCTGCTGAAGACCTTCAATGAAGTTCGGATAAAGTGGACTCCACTTGTCATTGAGAAGATGAGGGATCATACAAACGACAAATGTGTAATGATCAACCTTGCGAACTTCTACAAGGCCCTTCCTCACCCTGATTCTGACATCTACAAAATATTCGAGGACCTGATTGACCTGCAAAAGCCAAATAGGGCAGACAAGAAGACCGTTGAGCGGTTCAAGGCAGCGTACAGGCGAGACATCTTCAATTCAATCAGAAGTAAGGGGATGTACGTGGTCCTAAGATCTGCAAGTGGCTCTGCAAATCCTCTTGTAGTCAGGTCGAAATCATCCGGTAGTAAACATGAGCAGATTTTGAATGCAACAACATCCGACTGGGCGGATGCTCGTATTGAACTCTGTTCAGATTTACCTAAGCTGGCTGACATGGAAGTCAGAGTGTCAGCAAAGTCTTCTGCGAAGACATTTGAGTATACAGTGAAAGATCTTGAGGACTCAGCAGTAAGATCACGGAAAATTGATGAGGAAGGCCTAGATCCTTCTAACCTCTCTGGTCCCTTCTCATCACCCTCATCAGTGTCTGATATACGTTCGGAGATCCTTGGTGAGACCCGACTTTCTTATGAGCTGGGGAAGAAACGGGTGGAGGAACTCTACAAGCAGCATCGACTGTTCGAAAGACAGAGTGGATATTCATCCCCAGAGGATATCCCTGCTGAGAAAATCTCACAATTTGTCCTTGCCAATGAGAAGGCTCGACACTTGGTTGCTACTGAGCCAAAATTTGGAGAGAAGCACAAGAAGTACACAAGAATGTTCTACATGGCTGAGCAAGAAGTGAAGACTGTGCTCCAACGTGTCGAAAGGCTGGTGAAGCTCATTACAAGGAAGCAAGTAGGGGTGAGCATTGTGAAATCACATAAGGAGCGGACGAGAGATCTAAATAGGATGTGCAGGACAATGGCCACAAGTATTGATCCAGAGTCAGGTTCTGAAATACCAGGACATACTAGCCTGTATATGTCATTTGATATGGAAAAGTTCTCAAAAAAGTTTCCAATGGAGATCCTTCGGGCAGCGGGCGAGGTGCTATTCGAGGCTACTGGGGAGGACATCCTGACTCGACTGGATATTATATTCAGATCAGCAGTTGTGGTCCACAACACTCGAAATGTGTTCGAATACATGGCAGGAGTGAAGGGAGGGTTTGAGGGATTCCTGAATTTCCTTTGGTCCTCAATCCATGCAACAGTCATGAGGCTGTCGATGGAGACTCAGGGCTTGAAAGGTGACTTGCTGACCTTCTCCGATGATGGTATTTTGAGGATCTTGACACCGAACCGTGCGACCAGGGGGGACATAAGGAGGATTGTAAACAAAATTCAAGAGTTCTACCAGAAGTGTGGTCTCCAATTCAACCTGGCAAAGAACCTAGTGAGCTCAGATGTATGGGAGTACCTCGGGGATGTTGGCTACAAAGGGTGTCTAATTCCTATGTGGATGAAAGAACTATCATCAGTTGCAACAACATCAAATCAAAGAGGGGTAAATACGATCCGATCTCGCCTTGATGCACTGGAGGGTCAAGTTGACGCCTGTTCTGCCGCAGGGATGTCCACTATGACGGGGTTTGTTCTGAAGATGACACACTGGTTCCGAATCATCGCGCGTCTTGACAAGCATATACCAAGCTCAGCTCTTGTTCTTCTGAGCATATTACCTTCGAGCCTTTCTGGGTTCTCAATGAGATATCCTCTGGAGATGACAGTCAGGTCAGGATTACCTAATGAATCTAATCTGTTTGATAATCTCCAGACGGCAATTGCGATGTTCCCAGAACAGTCAACAAACCTGATAGGCGCATTGGTCGGCAGGTTGACTGAAATCAAGGACCCACTGATGTGTCTGCTCTCTGGTAACTTTGTGAGGTGTGATGTTCCCTCATCCACAGGGGGCGGGATCATGAACTACGTCATAGAGAAAATCTCAGATCGCTATGGGATCAGGATGAGGAAAAATCCATACTCATCACCTCAAAAGCATGAGATGACTGACTTTCTCTCTCAAACGAGGTCTATCGATCAAGCCACCATGAGCAGACTGCTTATGTCTCTCCCAGAGTGGTCAGAGTACAACGACTCGATATCATTTGTCAAATCTAACGCGGTCCTCCCATTACTTGGGAAAAGCCTGCTAAGAAAACTTCAAGCCAGGGATACAAACAATGGGAGGAAGTGCATAGATTTCGTCATAAGGGCAATGTCAACGAGGTCGGACTTATCACCATCCAAAGCATTGACTCAGCTGTACGAGGAATCAACAAGGGTGTGCCTGAAAAGCCTTGATGTGCAGAGGTTTCCCTTTGGCCACAAGTCCTCTCTGAATATATCAGCCACAGAATCTGACATCTCATGTGTTTCTGACAGGCTCTTCCCGACTCATGCCTCTGAGTACCTCCGGCTACCAAGGTCAGAGAGGCTATTGAGATCAGCAAACACTCTAGACTGGAGTCAAGAAAAGAAAGCCACAGCAGGTTCTAAAGCCCTGAGGAGTATGTTATCTGCAGCTGTGTCATTTGTGACAAAGAACCCAACCTCAGCAAGCTTTGTGAAGCTCCTATTTGCAAATAGAGGGTACGCATATCCCTCTGCTGTCATAAATGATGCGATAGGCTCATACAGAAGGAAGGCAACTCACAACTACGACTCTGAGCTGGTTGGTGATAGCATGATCATGTCATCTGTTCGGGCATACTACACACCTGAGGGGTTTGAAAAGATAAGGAACATCAAGAGACTGGATAGATCACTTTTCGTCCATGTAGCAAAGGCAATGTCATCTATACGTGTTTGGATGAGGATGATCTCTTCTTCAGGTGCAATAAGGACTCAAAAGGAGTACCACTACTCGATTTCCGCTGCAGCCCCAACTATGGCCTCCCCGGAGATGCATTCCACTGCAGTCGCAGACCTTCAACTTGGTGTGTTCTTACCTCACCTCCCCGGGGACATCCTTGATGAACTGAGGCAGTCTATCAGAGATGAGATCCAGATGCTGTCAATTGCTGACGACATCGATATGGCAGCTTCAGGTGATATGGATGTCTCCCAAGATGACGAAGCATGGATTAAGAATATCGCAATCGATCGAGCATCAAGTTGGATAAGCTGTGCTCTGAGAGGGACAAGGGACTCCATACCAAGGACTGACCCACTTCCTCTTTCTCCCATTGATACAACATATTGCCTATCAGCAGCATGCATGAAATCAACCATGAAGAACCTCACTAACACTGAGAAGGCTTCCTTGAAGGCAATGGCAGCTGCGGACATGTACCCCCTCACAAACCCATTGGTCCAGGCAGTCTTGCGTAAATGCCAAGAAACGTCAACTGTTCTACAGGAAACAATTGTAGGTGGTGACCTGAAGGAACGCTTTGGTCGTGAATTTACATCCCCCGATTATCTCATAGAGGTCTTGAAGATTGAAGCTCCAAAGCTCCTCCTCTTCACAACAGCCAGGAAATTTGTAACAAGAGATACAAACTCTCTATCAACTGTTGTGTCGCGTGGGGATGCCCGCCTAATGAGGGATGTCTTTGCCACTGTCATCTCCGACTTGTACGACGCTGGGAGAAGCGCTGGATGGACCTTCAGAAACACAGAGCAATCAATGATTCATGATATGAAGATTGACCTGACTACTGCGGCAAGGGACTTTACACGGCCATCAGACCATCGATCGAGGATGCATCCCTTCAACCGAAAGACAGTTCAGATCCAGCTATACAAACTCTATATACTCCTTGACTACCACATTCTGAAGATCAGCTCATCAGCTGGTGGGGTAAGGCGTGATAGGCTGACAGAGCACGAGATTGTCAGAATGAGACAAAAGTTCGTAGGTTTCTCGATGCATCTCGGCCCTGATCATGAGGAGATGATGTCATCAGCCCTTCCAGAGTCACTCAGATCAAGGCTACTCATCTATGTGAATATGGCTAGGGTTGAGTACGAAAAGTTTGACATGGCGAGAAAGAATCACATGCCTCCACCCAAGTGTGACCTCTGGTTCATACGAGGGGGAACTTTTGAGTCTTCATCTTTGAGGCTCCCTGGCCTACTTCATGAGCTATACCAGAGGGTGATAGCTGCAACAATCAATAACACGCAAGTGATTGACCAAGAAGCTGAGGCAATTGCTCTAAAATGTATGAAACCAATAACAACACCCAGCCCTACTTTGCTTGGCTCAGAAATAATAGTCCCACCAGGGAAGCTGTTTCGGGGCTTTCTCAACAAAGGGAGATTTGATGAGTCATTTGTTTACCAGTGTGGTGAGATCCTGCACAGCTCTTTAAGACTCTTGAGGAGCAGATGCCCGGGTCTTCGGGTTATTGGAAAGGTTGGTACCCCCAGTGATACACTAGGAAGTGCAGTTGACAGGATTCTCCCACATGTGAAGCCAAACACTGAAGACCTGGCTGATTTTCGCCTTGTTGTTGACAGAAAGTTCCACTACGAGTCTGAGTTCGAGAGGGTGATCAGCCCAGTGTTTCAGTTCTACCAGAGCCCAAAAGAAGCCCTTGCCGACTACCTGAACCTTCGGACGACACCACTGAACTCCCTAACTATCTTCCAGGAATCAACCTCGCGTAAGTATATTGTTGCCGGATTTGTTGCAGGCCATGCTGGAATGTTCGATGTTGCAGACCCAAAAGCTGACAGTGTCGAGCACAGCATCGTCCTCCCACATACAATCGCAAAGCTGGAAATGGAAGAAGCTGCTTCCCTCATTGAGCAAGACCTGCAATCACTGAGGTCGTCATACAGTAGCAGGTCTATCGTCGCTCCAAGACACTCCCTAACTGTCCTCGACATCATGCCCAGCCTTGTACCCACAGCAACATACCTGGTCCCGCGCTCTTTCGCCACAAGTGCAGCGTTCGAGTACATAACAAGTCGAACTAGCAGAGACGAGCTAGGTACTGGAGCCCTGTTCATGCTCTATCTGCTCTCTTGCCCAGATATGAGTGATGATGATGCAGTGAGGACACCTACGGACATCTTGAACGAGTTCAAAGAATTTTATGATTTCATCAAGCATAATGTTATTGCAGGGAGAAAAGCACGCGATTTCAAAATTGAGCTGCTGAGAACACTCAATGAAGTCATCTGTTGGGCTCACAAGTTCGAGCTATCAATGTGTGGAGATGTTGACTTAGACTCTGTCAATACTATGAAGTCACTGCTTTCCATGACCAAAACAATCACACTAAATGTGATTGAGCCAATCAATGTTGCCCTGCAGCCTCGGGATCCTGATGAGGTGCGGATGATCTATGGTTTCAACTGGCTCCGTGGGGACATGGGTCAATCTGAGATGCTTGATGAAATGCGACACATCCTAGACAATCTGTATGTGAGGTCAGAAAGTGACATCGTTTTCAATTAGTGAAGATTCACTTTATAATATTTATAATTTAGACAATTCTAGTAATTAAGTGGCCTGAAATTTGCGCGATT